ACTGATATTCAGTCCCCCGACAGGCGGAATTTTGCCTGTCGTGAAAATAAGGGCCTGTACAGGTTTCGACGGGGGTTTTGAATTCGGAGAAGCAAGTCGTAAGGCAATGCGTCAAATTCCAAATTAAATATAAACGCTGACGATAATAGTTTAGCATTCGCTGCCTAATTGCAGCTGTCGGCTCTGATGCACCTGCACATCAGAATCCCGGCATCGACTTTGCAGGAAACGACTTATACAAAGCTTTGAGTATATGGGCGTATTATGAAGCTACTAAAGGTTTAATTCTGTCTGTCGAAGTGAACCGGAGGGAATGTCAAATAACAGACTAAGCTTGTAGAAGGACGATGGATGGGCTTTCGGACAGGAGTTCGATTCTCCTCAGGTCCACTAAATGAGTCTTATCCGAACACGGTCGGACCGCTTATATATAGCGGGTTCGTGGCTTTTGCGTTTCGGTTGACTTTAGCAGAAAAAACACAATAAAAAAGGCCCGGGGATCTCTCCCCGGGTTCTTTTTGTGCACTTTTACTATGTGGAAATGTGGATAAATTGGCGCGTTATTCCTGATCAGGTGGCTGTGCCTCAGCGGCGAGCTGCTGGATCGTTGTCGTGGCAACCGTAGCGGCCACGCTGGCGGCTTTTACTGCAGTGTCCGCATCTTTCTCCGTCTCGAGCTTTTTCGGCTCTGTCTTGAGGTTTCTACACGTCTCCTCGATCTTTGTCTCCAGATACTTCGAGAGATCTCCATACATTTCAATGATCGCGTTCTTGACGTCAGTCGTGAGCATTTGCTCGGCAGCAATCACCGCCTTGTTAAAAGCTGCGACCTGGGCCTCTTTGTCGAATTTCCCGGCAGCTTTGAGACTGTCGACGTATGTCTGGTTGACATACGCAACGGCCTGAGTGATGGCGCTGTTGGCCATTCTGATCAGGGCCGCAAGATCCTCGCGGCCAGCTTCCAGAGCTTTGGCCTCGAGATACTCAGCCGCCTTATTGAGTAAGTTGAGCGCAAAGATCGCGGCAATCACGACCGCGATCCCGATCAATATGTTCCCGATGTTCTGTATCATATTTCTGGTACCTCCTTATGCTTTTTTGAGGTATTTGCTGCTGCAGAAGCCGGTGTATTTTTTGCTGTTCACCGTTGCGACAACATAATACCACTTGACGCCGTTCGTCACATTGTAATAACCGTAGCACTGTACTGATGTACCGGCCGGCATTACTACCATAGACGCGTACTTTGTAGAGTCTGCGCCATATCTCAAATTGAGTAAGGTTGTAGTCTTATACTTTCCGGCTATGCTCTTGTCGAGCTTTTCGGCACTCTGGAGCTTTGTGCTCAGTTTCGAGCCACTGTCGGAAGCTGGCGCCGCTGTCTCTGTCGTTGTGATGCCGGCTTTTTTGAGCATGTCGGCGCATTTTGCGCCGTTATCCAGGGCGGCCACTGTATGAGACGAAGCCTTCACGTAGATTGCGCCGCGTACACAATACGCCGCGCTCGCAAGCATCGTCGTATCTGTTACGATTTTGTAGCCCAGGGCTTTGAGTGCCGACTTCATTGTTGAAGTGGTCCAGCCGTTACTTCCGTATGTCGCGCCGGATCCCGATGCTACCGCTGCCACGTTCTGGAGGCTGCTGCAGTCGCAATTACACTTTCCAACCCTTGAGAGATCGTAGCCTACGGCTTTGGCCAGTGTGTTCAATGTGTTTCGATCACTCTGGCCGTACCCGATGTTGTCATTTTTGCAAGCTGCCTCGATTGCTTTGGCGTGCTTTTCTCGGACGGTTGCGTTCGGATGGATAGCAGCGAAGTCCCACGGCTTGCTGTAAAATTCGCGGATACATACTTCGCGGCCAGTGCTGTCGCCTTTTGTTCCGTTGATCGTGCCTTTTTCGGATATACTTGCGTGTCCTATTCTTGTCATGTTGTACCTCCTATTCCTCCGGATCTATGTCCGGATCTGTCTGGTCCTGGTCTCCAGGGCCGTCGCTTGTTTTTAGTCCGAGCTTTTTTCGCTCGGTGTCGAGCTTGATCATGTTCTCGGCTTTGGCCTTCCAGAAGTAGAAGCCAGTCGCTGCTGATAGCTCGGTAAAAATGCCCGGGATAATGTACGCGAGGGCGCTGGTGTCCCCGGTGCGCCACATTAGAACGAAGGCAGCGACGACGATCGCCGCCGTTGCCACCGCTACCGTTGCGAGGATCCGCTTTGAAAATTCAATTTTTTTCATGCTGTACCTCCTCGTCGTTCAATGCCATGTTCTCGAGCCAGATGCTCGTCGAGGCGGTTGTGGGCCGACTTCGCCGACTCATGTGCGCGACTTGCTTCGCTCGAGATCTCTGACATTTGCCGGCTGATCTCGTCGATCCGGCCCTCGAGACGCTGCGTGTCTCTGTCTAGCTTGGACTCTATGCGTCCGACGCTTTCTTTGACATACTTGAGATCGGTCTCCAGGGCCCCGGCAGCTTTTCCGTCGTTCTTGCTTGCTGTCTGTCTGCCGATGTAGAACGTGGCCACGGATAGCAGCAGTCCGACGATCGTGATAGTGATGCTGAGGTATGTGATCATAGCGTACCTCCTTTCTCAAAAATAAAGCGACCAGGGGCCCTGATCGCTTATTCTTGCTTTGTCATTCCTCGATTGTGCTGCGGATCTTTGCCGCTTCCTCGACCGTTATGTGCTGCATGAGAAGGCTGTAAAGGTCATTGATCACGTCCGCCTGGATCCGGATGATCTGGCTCTGTTTTTCTATGACCTCAGCCGCTTTACTCAGCATCTTCGGACTCCAGTTCCGCAAGCTCGGCCTCGAGCTCGTTGATCGCTTCTCTGTAACCGATCCGGAGCTGCTTGCTTTCCTCATACTCGGCATCGCTCAAAACTCCGTCGGCGTGCTTGAGCGCAAGGTAGTCGGTGTTTGTCAGAGCTTGCTTGTAGCCTCTGATTTCGGTTTCGATTTCGTCTCTTGTTCTGGTTGTCTCTGTTGTTTCTGATTTTGCCATGGTACCGTGTCTCCTTTCCATTGGTCTATAAATAATTTATTGAAAAGCCGGTCCATATTGCACACGGTCCGGTATGCGTCCCGGTGTTTCATGGATCCACGCCAGGAGGAGTACGATGTGCGGACCTGGTCAAAGGTCATTACACCAGACTCCACGAGCTTGGCTTGTTTTTTCAGTTTTCGCCGTTCCCTTGCGTCTCTCGAGCTTTGTCTCGTCTGTTGCGTATATGGCGTTCGCTGCTATCACGTTGTCGTTGAGTTCGTCGGCCTTTTGGATCAGGTCAACTCCGACGATAAGCCTCCAGCGCTTCGGGACGTGCTTCTCGTTCATAACGTAGATAGTCACCGCGTCTTGAAGTTTTGCCGCTGTTATTATTGGATCGAATGTGGTTGGCTTTCTGTCTTTCGCATAAGCTCCGCTCATTGTCTCCCTCCAGTTCTACCAGGGCACGCGGTGGCGGCCTGATTTATTGGTTCCATTCGGCTTCGGGTTATCCCTCAGCAGTACGGAAGCAGACCGGCACGTAGAGCGAGTTGTTCCCGTTGTTGATGTCGGAGTTCCCGGAGATGCCCACATACACCGCGTAAATAGAGGAGCCGCCACCGGCTGACGCAAGCCACCAGACAGTACGACCGCCCCCAGGGCCGGCGCCCTTGATACGGTTGAAAAAGCTATTAGCAAAAAGAGGGTACTGCACGTCCTGGCCGTAGCCGTAGCCATGAGTAGACCACGCGCACGAGTCGAAAACTTCGCACTCATAAGGCACCCACAACTTTCCAAGATCCGCCCATTCCCTTCCAATGTCGTCTGTGAGCGTTGTGCCGGATGTGTAGCGCGTAGGTGTTAAATATCTCTTTGACACGATCACGTTGCTCAGCTTTGAAGGCAGCAGCGGAAGCAGAGTGCTTTCGAGCCAGCTCGCCAGGTTGCCCGCAAGGTATGGACTCTTTTTTTTGCTTGTTCCCTGGTTTGTGTTCGACGTGTTCCATTGAACCGTGCTTCCACCGTAACAGTCGCGCGTGATCCAGTCGATGTGGTACCCGACTTGTGTGTCGCACGTCTTTCTGTATGTGTTAATTCCAGCAATCTGTGCCTGGTGGCTTTCGGTTCCCACCGTGATCGGGATATAGTCGCCGACTCTCAGGCCGGAAATATTGTGCGCATTGAGTCGCGCTTTGATCCACGCCCATTCGTCTGAGTAGTTCGCGATCTCGTCCGCAAATACCACGGTCAGGTCTCGGCCATAGTATAGGCGGTTGCAATCCTCCCAGGCTCCCTCGTTTTCCTGGAGCGCTGTGATGGCCGCTTGGATGCTCTCGATCTGCTCCTTGCACTCACTGATCTGTGCGACGGCTGCATTGAGGTCATCCGCTGTTGCAAGTGCTCCGGATCCCGCCTGGATCGTGACGTCCGCGCTGTTTGATACGGTCGCGTAGTATTCCTGGGTGATTGTTGAAGGCGTCAGGCCGTTGTATGGCGGCAAATAGTCCGCCACGTTCGCGATGGCGATGGAGTAGAGGATCGGCGCGCTGTCCTCGTCAAGTGCGTTCTTGGCATAGATGCCGACCTCTCGCACATAATACCCAGCGCTCAGATCCGCGTTTGTGATCACTCCGGTTAGGAGTACGCTCGTACTTGTGGCCATCTCGATTTTAGAGAAGCCGAAGGACTGTTTTTGGTTCTTGAGGCTTGTGCGCTGCTGGAGGCTTGCTCGCTGCTTTTCGGCTTCGGTGTACTCACCATTTCCGGTCACCATGGCGGTGAACTGCATCTTCGCAAACCCGCCCTCGCATTGGGCGAGGAGCGCCGCGCCTTCGTTGGTCATAACTGCATTGTTAAAATCTGCCATGTTATCCCTCCTTGATTGTATTTTTTGTGTATTGGTTGCCGTTGCCCGTTCAAGTTATAATAACCGCGGACGCCGACTTCCGGGCGTCAAATTGTTCTATGATGGCCGCCGGCTTCGACCATACTGTCGTTCTTAATGCCGGATATACTTCGATCGAGGCCGTTCGGTTCTCTGCGAAGTCGTCTTTTATCACGTTTTTGATCCACTGTCTGGCAGCGCATCCGGCGAAAAGTGGTTGCGTGATCGTTCTCTCAACCTCTATGGCCTCCACATGAGAGCGGGCGCTTTTTACGCGCTCGATCATGCTCAAAAATGTCGCCATGCCGTCCTCTGTCAGTGTTGCGTTGGTTCTTACTTTGAAGTAGTATGGATCGCCACCGTACTCAAACCACTCAGTCACCTCGCCGACTCCGAAGGCGGCGGTCACAAGCTGCTCGACGGCCCATTTCGTGCCTCGCTTTTCTTTTACACTGTCCGAGACCTTCACGGTGGCCCTTTTTCTGTCGATTGGCCACGAGCTTTGCCACCAGTCAATGTCAAGCTCCCAGGCAAGCTCGTCGAGTTCCTCGTTTGTTAGCTTGTCGATTTTGTCCCAGGTGCGAAGCGACGAGATCCTGCCGGCCGGCTGACTGAAAAGAAGGTCGATTGCTTGGGCCAGCGCTTGGTTTGCATCGTCGTCACGCATCCATGCCGGGAGGAGTTTCAACATTTTGACGGCATCTAGTTTCATTCCCATAAGCCGCCTCCTTACTCGCTGTCTGTGATCGCGTGCGTTACTGTCAGATTTCCGGAGAACTTAGCCACTGTTGTCGAGTTCAGCTTCTTGAACGTCGGGCTTATCACCTCTACACGTACAGCGCCGACCGCGTCGTCGCTCCAGTTTGGAGCCAGGATCAGTTTGCGAAGGTAGTCCGGGTTTATGTCTCTCTTTAGCGCCGAGCCTTGCCAGTACACGTACTTGTCGATGGCTCCGCCGTCTCCTTCGATTGTTTCCACGCATGCGCTCTCGTCTGCCTCCGTGGTGTAGTATTTCAGCTCTATGTCGTAGGTTTCCACGCTCGGAGCCTGAACCTTCACCAGATCGGTGAGCGGCCGTATATCATCCGCGGAGCATTTTTCCAGGACTTTCGCAAGTATTGACTCGTCCGGGATCTCTCCACCGTAGCAGATTGGCGTTATCAATACGACGCCAGGAGAAGGCGAGTCGACCGCTGCATCTGCGACGGTGCTGTCTGCTTCCATGGCCCAGTATTTGTATGCGTTAGAAGGACCGGCCACGCTCAGACTTGCGCCGGACGTTCGTATTCTGTCTCGATATGCGTCGTCCGTTTCCTCGTCAGATCCTCCGGATGTTGCCGCGGTGTTGCTTACGCTGTCAATATATGGAACCGTATCGACTAGGACGTTGATCTGGCCGATTGCAATGCCGTTGGCAGAACTTCCCCCGGTTTCTGCAGTGACCGGAACATCCACAAAAGTGTCGCCCGCTGCTAGAACGGCCGTTGTGTCTGTTGCAAAATAATTTGTATAGTCCGAAGTGACTCTGGTCCCCTTCGGTATGATGATATTTTCCGAGATTGCTGTATTCAGTGAAAACCGCTCGGTTGTTGTTGCCGATACTGCTGCCGATCTGGTCACGTTCTCGCGTTCTCCGAGAGCGTCCAGGACTTCGCCCCTGGCATACCTGAGCATCTTTTGGCGGCACGCATCATTCACGGCATTGAATAGGGCCACAACCAGCGGCACCATAGCTTCGCCGAATATGCGGCGTTCATCTCCTGGATATAGATCCTCACCGCATTTGTTTTCCAGCGAACCGATCACGATCTCATAAATCTCGGAGGCGTTCGTTTCGATGAATTTCAGGTCGCTCATGTTTCTTCCTCCTCGTCGTTAAAATTTATCGATAGATCTGCAACAATGCCGAAGTCGCCAACTCCATCCGGATCGCCGGCCTCGATGCTGTTGATCTCAACCCTCGGCTCGTATGTTTCCAGCAGCCACTCGGCGTCGGCAGCCATTTCGGCGGCGCTTTCTGCGGCCGGAGAGTCTACCAGCTCGCCGTCGATGCCTTTCAGCCTCTCGTATGGAACCGAAAAGCGCGGCGTCTGGAGAAGGTTGGCCGCGCATGTCTGAGGCTTGCCGTTTCCTTTTCCTAGCATGTGAGTCCCTCCTTGCTATTTTTTCTTTTTCTTTTTCTTATCCGCCTTGGATGCTCCCGATCTGCTTGACTTGTTGGACGGTTTGACGTTCTCCTCTGTGAACTCCAGAGAGATCTCGGCATACCGGAACCGGCCTTTGCCATCGTTTGTTACGCTTCCCAGGCTTACTTTTTGGAGCTGGAGGCGGTTGCTTTTCCATTTTTTTCCGTGGATGTATAGATAATTGGTCTGTCCGATCAAGCCGCGCCAGGTGTAATACTCTTTTTGAGGATCCACGCCGGCGTTTGCGTGGCATGCGATCGAGAGTTTCACGCTCTCGAGCTCCAGGCTTTTCTTTTTACTTTTGGAGTCTTTGTCCTTTTTCTCGGCAGCAGTAGAGAAGCCCTTGAAACCTCTGATCTTCTTGGTGCTGATCGTGAAGGACTGATTGCCCCAGCGTCCCATTGTTGCCATGAGATTCCTCCTTTACATTTTGGCCAGGATCACGCCCGTCCCATCTGCGAAGGATAGGAAGGCAACCTGGTCACCTTTTTTTATGTCCTCGTCCTGGAGGTATTTCGGTATCTTGTAGAACGTGCTCACGGCGTCGATGTTGTCGATCGGCGCCACTCTGACCATGTTCAGGTTTGCACCTTCTCCAACGGTGAGGACTGTGCCTTTGTTTGCGGTCATTTAATATCCCTCCAGTGGTTTCCTCAGGAATATCGTGCTCTGGTTTTTGTGGAACTCGTGCCTTACGTGATGCACGAACAATGTCCCGGTCCATCCCTTAGGCACTGAGGAGCCGCCCAGGGTGCATGTAACTCCGGCCGGTATTTCCGGGGAGAGTGTGGTTGTCATTTTCAGACCGGTGAGGCCCTTGTTTTTATGCCTGAGAAGCCCGGCCGCATAAATCATACACTCGGCGTTGCTGGATGCCTGGAGGTTCCCGGGTTTTTCCGTGAGCTTTCTGGCAGCCCCATTGTTTGCTGTGTACGCACCTTTGAATTGGCCGACGCTTATCAATGCCGATCCGTATGCTTTGGCTGAATTATCAAAAAACTCGACAAAAGCGCCGTTTGTGTCTAGTTCCGCAACCGGATCCGCTGCCTCCAGTTCCTTTTCTTTGGCCATTATGATCCGGCCGTCGAATACGACTAGGGCAGCGCCCTCAAGTATTGCAAGTTTGGCCAGGAAGGCCGCGTCGCTTTCTACTTCTTGCTTGATATACTCGAAGTAGTTGTCGTCTACGCCTATTAGCTCGAAGCTCAGGCCGTTCCTTGCTGCAATTTCCGCACCGATCTGGCTCAGGTGAGCACGCTCCCAGGCTTTTGTCCTTGGGATCTCGCGCATGTCCGTCGGTGTGGTTGTTGCATATAGTACGTGGCCACCGCTTGTCAATTCCTGGTCGAATATAAACAAGCGGCCAGTGTTCAGGCCGTCACGTTGATAGGTGATAACATCGTCGATCTGTGGCCTCCATGTCGTCCAGGCTTCGTCCTCAGGAAAGTGAAGCTCCAGGACATCGGAGCGCTCTGATCCGGCGTATAGGTCGGCCGCTGTCGCGATCACTGTCACGTCTGCGGTGATGTCCTTACCGTTGTATGTCAATTTCTCGGCCACTGGATCACCTCCTCCATGGTGGCGTTGTTTCTATGCCGTCAACATCCTCCACGATCGGTATGATCAATTCGACGTCAGCGTCGAAAATAATCACGTCAGAGTAGTCCGGATTGGCTTCGATGATAGTCGTCGCCATCTTTTCCTCGTCGTAGAAGTTGAGGGCGATCATGTCAAACGTGTCGCCCTCTTTGGTTGTGTATTTGTAATACTTAGTAGCCATAAGCGGTCTGCTCCTTTCTTCTGATCCAGGTCTCGAGCCAGTCAAAGAACTCCTGGCCAGCCTCTCGGAGCTGTGCCATGATGTCCGGTCCGTCTCCGGTTGTGTTGACGGTCGGGTTGTAGCTCATGCCTGAGAAGTCATAGACGACGGTGTTGTTCTCGCTTGCAAGTTCGGAGAGCGAGAAGTCGTCCAGCGCTAGGAGTTGGCCAGCCAGCGAGCTCGTTGTCGTGTTCTGGTTTTGTCCCAGGACTCCGAGCATCTTGCCGGCTTCCATCCAGTAGCCGATATTGGCCGATCTGTATGCCTGGTCGAAGCTGATCACGGCCTCGGTGCCGGCCTCGCCGGCGATTGATACACCGTCCGTGAAGCCTCCAGTCGCCAGCATTGGTATCGTCGGTATATTAAATCCGAAGTGCTTGCCTCCCAGGCCTGGCACCCAGCGCGGGACGTCGATGCTGATCGAATTGATCGCACCGATCGCTTTATTCACCAGGCCGATGATTGCATTGATTGGCGTCTTTACAATGCCGACCAGTCCGGAGAAGGCGGCCTCGAATACCGAGGCGATAGTGCCAACCACGGAGATCACGCCATTGATCACCGGCATGAGCCCCTGGATTGCAACCGTCAAAACAGTCGATATGATAGAGGCAACGGTGGTAATTATAGGCATGAGCGTCTGGATCAGCGAGATCACCGGTGGCAAGAGCGTCGAGATCAGTTGTCCGGCTGCCGCGAGCACGGGGCTCAGGGCTGTGAAAAGCTGCGTCACGATAGGAGCTAGGGCGGTCAATAATTGCTGGATCACGGGCAGCAGAGCGGTCACGATTTGAACGACCGGCGGGATGATCTGCTGGATAATATCCACCAGGATCGGGAGTACGGTCTCGATCAATACCTGAATTATTGGCATGAGCGCGCTCACGATGGAGATCGCTGCCGGGATCAGGCTGGTCACAATTTCCACGATCGGCGGGATCACGCTGCTGGCGAGTACACCGGCCATGCTTACGATCGGCGGGATCAGTTTCGTGAGAAGTGGAGCGATCTGAGGTACCAGATCTTCCACGATCGGGATGATTGCCTGGGCCAGTTGTCCCAGGATTGGCATGAGCTGAGTCATGGCGTCCGCTGCGATTGGCATGAGCTCATTGAGTGAGTCGAACAAAGTGCTCGCAAGTGGCTCCAGCGCGACTTGAGCTTGCTGCTTGAATAGCTGCAATTTTTCCGCGAAGTCATACGTGTCGCCGGCGCATCCGTTTATTGTTTCGCCTGATCCTTCTAGCTCTGCAGTCAGATCTGCGACCGATAAGGTGCCGTCTCGTATAGCTGCCGCCATTGACGACGCTGCTTTCGATCCGAAGATCTCCGACGCGATTGTGGTTGCCTCTGTCATGCTTCCGGCGTTCTTGATCTGTTCGGAATATTTGGCCAGGCCTTCGCTTGCGCTTAGTCCTTCTTTTGCCAGAACTCCGACCGACTTTTTCAATGCACTCATAACCTCGTCGGCATTTACGCCAGCCTTGTCGAGCTGGCCCAGGAGTGCGGTGGTCTCCTCGAATGAGTAGCCCATTTCTTGCATCTGTGGCGCGAACTTCTGGACGTCTGCCATCAAGTCAGTGAAGCCGACGCCGGTGGACTGGGAAGCCTTGAAAACGTAGTCCATTTTGTTCCCCATTTCGTCCGCGTCGATGTTCCACGCCTGGAAGGCCTGGGACGACTCCTCGATAACGCTGCCGAGATCCTCGCCGAGCATGTCAGCGACCTGGATCGCCTGGGTAGATATACCCTGGAGGGCCGGGCCAGTTAGACCGAGCCTTGTGTTATAGTCTGCGATCGCCTGGCTCGCGTCCTCCATGGTGGTCGGTACTGCAGAGTACACGGCCTGGAAGTCGTCCTCGAGGGCTTCGAGCGCCTCGCCCGTTGCTCCGGTTCCGATCCTGATCGAGTCGTATGCCTTGTCAAACTCGCCGCCGAGCTCTGTGAGTGCTTTGCCGGCCTCAAATACTGCCTTCGTAGTTGCGATTGCGATGCCTCCAGCGGCCGCACCGACGGCCAGGGCTTTGACATTGATGCCGTCGAGTTTATCAACGACGCCACCGATACTTTTTTCGAGCGTAGGGCTCAGAGTTCCGGCAATTTCTACGATTGCCTGGAGTGTGTTGCTCTTTGCCACGGTGCCACCTCCTTCCGGTTAAAAATATTTACTATGGCGGCCCTTTCCTTTGCCTCGCATTTGGTTTCGTTTTTGCTGTATTCTCTTGTTTTCAGCAGCCAGATCCTCGGCCGCCTCTGCGTATTGGATCAGGAAGTCAGTTAGGCGTTTCTGACTGATCTCTGTTACGCTTGTGTGGTAGACTCTGGCGAAGTCTCTGATTGCTCGTCGGAGGTCTCGCCCTCTGATCCTTCCGACTTCATAATAAAATTTCGCCCGATCACACTTATCTCGATGATGTCACGGCCTTTTACTCGCTCAACATCCTCGAATGTGTAGCCTTCATTGACTGCCAGGATGGCAGCGAAGCCGAGGTATAAGTGGAACGGGTAGTCGAGCTCCATCGCTCCAGATCTGTTGCCGTTTGCATGTCCGGCTTTTGCCTTTCTGGTCTCCGCCTCAGCATAGAGCTCCGGCGTGATCTCGTTGGTGTCGTATTTGAGTTGTTTGACGTTCTTGCCGTCGATCTTGATCGGGTTTACAAGTGTTAATTTTCCTTGCATGTGGGTTCCTCCTTAATAAATCAGGCCCAGGAGATCCCGGGCCCGTGTTTGCTTGGTTGTGTTGTAATTAGAGCAGCTTTTTCACGTCTGCCATGTAGTCCACGCCGTTGATCTTGAGGATCTGGTTGAGTCTATCAACCAGCAGCACCTCGGATCCGTCCACGTAGAGCTGATAGCGGAGCACTGTGTATGTGCCGCCGAGCTCTGTGGCGCTTCCTACTTCGACGCTGATGCCAGGGATCTCCTGAGGGACTACGTTGAGGAAAGCCTTGCATCCGACGTGTGAAACGTCACCGGATGCGTTGACCTTATCCTGAACCCATCGGAACTCGACGGCCATCTTCTTGAGTTTATTCATGGAGCCGTATCCCTTATCAACGCCGATCTTTGTGATCGTCATCGTCATGTCGTCAAGAAGCCCAGCGATCGGGAGCGATAAAGTTCCCATAGCCTGGAGATCTGCTGTCTGGAGCGCAAGAGACGGAAGCTCAAAAGAGACGTCCTCCGCTGCCTTTGTTTTGTCGACGTACATGCTGTCAGCAAGTACCGCGGTGTGTTTATCCATGTCTTACGCCTCCTCTCCAAAGAACGAGGAGAAGCCCTCGTCTGTATATGTTACCTTTGCCGTTGCCGACTTCATCGGTGGCGTAGGCGTTGCCATAATGTGGAACATAAAGTCGCCGTTGACCATATTGCTGGTAGGGTTTTCGCTCTCCAGGAAAATGATCTCCGGATCTCCGATAAGTGCACCGACGCCCTTGAGTGCGTCGAGCTCGCCTTGCTCACTGATCACGATGCTGTCGCGATCGTTTGGAGTCATAGGGGCGTCGATCTGTGTTCCGTTTCGTTTCTGGAAGCCGTTGGTACAGTGCATGAGCATACGGATATTGTTATCGAAGATAGCAGCCGCATCCATCGAGCCATTGTACTGGTACGCGGCCGTATGAGGCCCCCACAACTTGAAGGCTCCCTCCCAGTAGATCAGGGTTGTGATGCCTTTTTCGTTGAGGTCATTGGCTTCCACCTGGTCGAAGCCCTGGTTTTTTGACTTGTCGCCAAAATATTGAGCCGTTGCCATGATGTCCTCGTTCGACGGGCTCTCACATGGTACCGCATCATGTTCCATGTCTGTCGCCATCATTGTCGCCGTTGTGACTGTGCTGAGGTGGTAAACCTTGCCGGCGTTCTTGCTCATTGGCCAGCACACTTTCGAGATCTCTGATGTGTACCCGTTCTTTTCTTTCCAGTCAATCGCCTTCGCGATGGTGTCGATGTCCGTGCCGCCTTCCTCGAGAGGGATGTCGGCGTTTACAAAAGCGTCCCAGTGTCCGTTGATCTTCTGGGCTGCTGAGCATAATGCTCGATATACTTCCGGAATTTGAGACCATCCAGGCGCGGCCATGATGTTGGTGATCGCGTTATGTCTCAAATACATGAGAGCCACGGCAGCGATGCCGGAGTATTCTCCGCTCTGCGATTTCTGTCCGATGATGTTAGAAGTCTCAACCATTGAAGGATCGACCTCGTAGAATGTAACGGATATTTCTCCATCGAGAGGATCGGAGTCATTCAGGGACGAGATCGTCACCTTTCCGCTTGTGAAGTTGTAGTCCACGGTGTAGTCCACGCCCTCGACCTTTTCTGCAATCGCAAGAGTGTCGAGGATCACTGTGTCGCTCAGGAAGGACGCGCGGCCGTTGGAGAACGTGAGCGTCTCTTTTGTGGCCTCTGCCTTTCTGTGAACGTCAGGATCCAGCACGTTGATCATGTAGATCGGGCCTACGTTCTGGACTGTGTTGTTGAAGTGATAGTCCATGACTTCGCATAATGTGAAGCCGTTTCCTGGCTCCCAGTTGTCGGAATATCCGACCTTTTGCTGGGCCTCGCCGATGTTTCTCAATCGAACGGGAACATTTACCAGGTCGGCGTCGTCGTAGCCTCTGATCAGGTTAATCGGAGCCGTTCCGAAGTAGACGGCAATTTCATCCACCTGGGCTGTGCTCTTGACCTGGGAAGCTGTGCGCTCGCCATAGGTTCCGTGCAAATATGCCATTGTTTGTGCCTCCTTTGCTTATAATAGGTCTGAGTAGCTGGCCGTCTTTTTCTCAGGAACGCCGCACGATATTGTGAAGCATACCCAGCCGAACCAGTACGGGTAAAAGTCCCATATTTCTCCGTCCTCCGTGAAGGGGCCGTATGTAATCGGGACTGACGAGTCCACTCTGACGCCGGCGATGATCTGGCTGCCTTCCAGTGCTGCGAGAGCGATGTCCTGGAAGTTGTAAAGATCTTTCCAGCCGTCCGAGTTTCGTTGGTATTCATCCTCCGGGCCGTCGTCCCGGATATATTTGTAGCCACCGAGCACCGTCGGATCCTCTACGGGGATCATGTTGTCGCCGGCGTGGTGGCCTGGGTTCCATGTCGAGAGGCTGAGCCTGATCTTCATGGTTCTGGAATGGTTCCGGATGTCGTCCGATCCTTCCATGAGCTGTACGCATACCGAAGGTATAGGAGCGACCGCCGTCGGTGCAAGCCGGTCTTTTGCCGGAACGTAGAGAGGGAAGGCCTCAGGGTTTTTATTCACGAGGTTATAGTCTCCGCCGTCCTGGTAGTCGTCCGGGACTTTCAGCTCGATTTTGCTGCATATATTCTCGCTAACCCATTGTGTGAGGTTCTCGATGATCTGCTTGGTTGTCATGGCGTCCCTCCTTATCGTGTCGCGTTCTGTTTGAGTGCGATTGCCGCGACTCCAGTGTTCTCACTCCAGTCAATGACCAGCATTTCGCGGCCGTCATAGTTGATAAATGAGCCCGGAGCTTTTCGCTTCGGGAGGTCGGCGACTCTGGCGTAAATCAATAGAGTGGCTTCGGCCAGGCCGAGAGTCGTGGTTTTTAATGACTGCAAGACGTCCGCATCGGGGACGCACTGGATCGTCGTCCCCTCGACCTTGTGTTCCTCTCCGAAGTCCTCCAGCATGAAAAAGAGATCGGCCACATCGCCGGCCATCATTTCCTTGAGCGTCATTCAGGCATAGCAGCGGAGAGGGCGGGAGCTTCGTCGTCGTCCTCTTCACCGTCCAGATCTTCGCCCTGGTCGCCTTCATGCTCGGCGCGGGCCTTCTCGATCGCCTCAATGATGTCCTGGTTGGTTGCTTTTTTCGGCAGCTCAATTCCCAGATCGGTCGCGATCTGCGTGAGCTCCTTCTTTGTCATGTCTGCGAGAGTTTTCTCAGGCTTCTGATCCGATTTCTGGTCGTTCTGGTCGCCCTGGTGAGCGTCCCCGTTGTCCTGGCCTTTACCGTCCGGATCCTGATCCGGATCTTCGCCCTGGTTTACTCCTTCGACGTATTCTGCAACGCCCAGTGCTACCAGGCGCGCCTCCTCGTCTTTGTCGCACGAGAACGGCTGGGCCTTTTTATCCTTGGCTTCGACCGCTCCCGTCTTTTTATTCACGTAGCCGTATGTGCCGGCGATAATTTTGATCATGTGGGTTGACCTCCTTGCTTGGTATAGATTAGAGAACGCTCGCGCTGATCCATGCGTTCTGGTTTCTTGGTATCAATAAAGGCTTAGCGCTGACCTTGAGATTTCTCACCTCAGAGTTTGCGTCCGCTGTATACTTAGGCACGCGGCTCGCTGCGTAGGTGTGGAATTGTCCGTCAGACTGCTCGAGCTGTGTGACTGCTCCGTAAAGAGAGCGGCCGGATGCTGGAGCTGTGAGCACCACGTTTCCGGATCCCATGAACGACTTGGTTGTTCCATCCTCGTCCTCAAATTCCTCGTCATATCCGATGAGGTTGATGTTCTTGCCGTGTACGTTAATCACGCCGACAAGTGTTGCACCGTCAGGAAGCTCCTGAGGGTTGATGCCTCCGAGCTGGATGTTCTTAATGTCGAGCAGCTTCTGGATTGTCTCGTCGTTGATCACAATGTCAGCAACGTCCGGAGACATAACGAGATCGGATGCCGAGAGTCCTTTGCTTGTGAGCATCTTGACCATGGCGCCGATGTCTACGAGGATCTTTGCGCCGGCTGCGTTCCACTTGGTTGCTGGCACGTACTTCGCGTCGTTTGTTCCGTCATAGAACTGGATAGCGTACTCCTCGTACTTACCACCGAAGTCGTCGGCGTACTGCTTGAGCACGTAGCCATTGTTTAGCATAGCCTGGGCTGCCATGTATTCCTCGCGGCCGTCGATCAATGTGCTGAGTTCCTGGAGATCCAGGCCGAGGATCTGAGCCTCGCGCTGCTGTGGAGTGATCTGGCTGTAAAGGTTCTCACCGAAGCCCTTTTTGTTGAGGTCGTCGATGGTGAGAGGTCTCTGAGGTGCTACGAATGGCGGCACGTACTTCACGGTCTTGTAGCCCTCGCGTGCGATATTGATGCCGCCCTTTCTAGGCATTACAACCGGCGCGATCTTCTTATTTCCGTTTCTGTACTCGACGAGCACTTCCTCAGTCGGGAAAATGTCAGTCGCCGGAGTGCAAGGGAAGTAGCGGTCACGCAAGAAGGTGCGGTGTGATGGCATAGCCTGAACGGCTCCGATCATTGTCACTGTTCTGTAAATCTGTGGAATAGGCATTTACTTCGTCCTCCTTTTTCTTAGTCTGCGACGGACTCGACGAAAAGTCCGACTTTTCTCATGTTTTCGATGTCCGCATCTTTGAGTGTGTAGTCACTTGCTACAATGAGCGCGCCCTTGTTAAAGTTTCCGCTCTTGTATGCTGTTACGACTGTTGCGGCACCAGTTCCGACCACCTCGTCTGTGAGGATGCAATCAGGAGTCTGGCCCTCGGTTCCGGCGAAGATCTTGCCGTCGGATCCGATCAGTGTGCCGCGTGCGAAGGTTTTGTCTTTCTCGACGGTGATGCTGATGCTCTTGACGTCGAGGCTGTGCTTTCCGTCAATGATCAAGCCGTCGTATGCAAAAGTTCCGATTGTTTCGTTTGCTTTCATTGGCTTAGTCCTCCTTTGCCTTGTTTGTAGGTGTGCCGAGGATCATCGCGATCGCGTCCTCCTCGCTCATTTCTGTCTCGCCTTCTGGCTTCTGTGGCTCAGGGTTGCCAGTGTTAGGGGTTGCTGTTACACCAGCGGCGCCACTTGCCTGGAAGTCGGCCTGAGTGTCTGCGACGTGTTGCTGTCCCTTCTGGGCGTCTCTCTGCATTACGCGGAGAGCGAGCTCGGAAGCTGTGCAAGCCTTCTTGCCGTACATGGCCTCGTTGATCATATCCTGGTCACCGACTGCTGCCGCGATCTCGCTGATCCCTCTGAGGCGTTCGCGTTCGCTTGTGATCGCTGCTGAGACAGCCTCGTCGTGTGCCTGGGCTCTGATCTGCTGCACGAGCTCAGGTTCCTGGTTCTGTAATTCTTCCAGTGTCATTTTGTGTACCTCCTTTGGGTTTGTGTTTTTATTTGCATCCTTCGCCTGGCGTGCGGAAGCACCTGGCGCCGGGGTTGCACTTGGTTGTGTGGTTGCTTTTACTACTGGCACCGACTCAGGAATATGGTCGAAGCCTTTGGCACTCATGCTGAGGCCGTTGACGGTGAGAGTGCTGCCGTCTTTTGTGATGCTTATACTTGGATCATCGCCGTCGATCACTTCGTCGATCCAGCCTTCCTCAAGAGCTTCGCGGCCAGTCATCCATTTTTCGGCGGCCATCTGGCTCCTGATCTTGTCGATCTCGATGCCAGTCTTTCCGTGATACTGTTCGGCGACCGCTGAGTTGGCTGCTTCCAGCCTTTTATTGACCAGAAGCAAGGCCTTGTGGTTGTATGCTCCATATAGCTCGGTGAGAGCCTCGTGGATCATAAACATCGAGCCGTTGTATGCTTTGATAGTGTCGCATCCCATAGCGACGACTGTGGCGGCGCTGGCAGCTATGCCGTCGATTATTGCCACCGTGTTTCCTTTCAGCTCCTTGAGTCTGTTGGCGATGCCGATCGCTGTGTAAACATCCCCGCCAACCGAATTGATCCGGACGGTTATGTTCGCCGCGTCTTTGATTGTTGTCAGATCCTCCAGGAAGCCTTCCGGCGATGTGTAGAGTCCGTCCTCAGGTTCTCCGGTGAACCAGTTGGTCGGGCGATGGCTTACGATCTCACCGTATATGGTGATCTCAGCGTCGCCCTCGTTGCTGATCACGTTCCAGAAACGCGGAGCGGTCTGGCCTGATGGCGCCGGGCCGGCCAGGATCTTGATGCTGTTTTGCTTCATTGGCTTAGTCCTCCTTTGCCTGGGCCGCGTCACTTCCGGCGGCCTCTTTTAGTATTTTGTTTTCGTGGGCCAGTTGTGCCACATTGGACTCCCACTGGCCACCGTTGAGCTTGATCGTGCTTTGCTCGTGAGTAGAGAAGCCGTGCTCGACTGCCTTGATCTCTGCCTCGATCTCCTTGGTAGGATCGAGCTGTCCCTGAGAAGGACCAACCCATTCAGATCCGAGCCACGCTTCACGGATCAGCGGATCATTGAAAAAGCCAGGGGCCTGGATGCGTCCACGCGCCACGGCCTCAGACAGCCAGATCTCATAGATTGGCTTGCAAAAATCAGACACGAACCACTCGCGGCGCATCTTGAAGGCCTTCCATGCTTCCAGGAGAGCGGCACGGCTCGCGCTGTACGAGCTATTGAAACTCTTGAGAAGTAGGTCGGCCGGTATCTCTAGGGCGGCGCCACATTGTTCGCATAATGCTCGAATGAACGCGTCGAAGCCGCTGTTCGGTCTCGATGGTGTTCCGAAGGTTATGGACTCGCCCGGCTTCATGTAGTTGATCTGGCCCGGTCCCATTTCGTACTCGTCGTCGCTGTGATCTATCTGAGGTTGTCCGGCTTCGTTGTACGGATTTTCCTCGGGGTTCTCAGTCATAACGAACGCCGTGAAAAAGCTCTCGATCAGGGCAGAGGTCAGCTCGCTTTCTGTGTATCTCCGTATCTGGAGAAGCGGCTCGATCACTTGGGCCAGGTAGCTGACGCCTCGGTATTGCTCCGGACGTTCTGACTCCATGATCTGGATAATGTTCGGCTGTCCGGTGAGGGATCCGTATGCTTCGACGCGAGTCCATTCACTGACGGCCATCTTGAGCTCGTTCGGGTAGTTGTTGCAAATGTAATACGCCACGATGGCGCCGTTCTTGTCGAGCTCTACGCCGTCGTAGATTTTGTTGCCGTTCTTCGCGATGCCTTCCGTCATATTTGAGAAGGTTGCGCCAGGTGATCCCGGTGTGCTTACTCGGTCGGCTTCAATTAGATGCAAGCGGAGAGAGTAGGGTGTGGCAGCAGTAGCGGGCACTTGCTTCATAATGCAAAAAGCGTCGCCGGATAGGAGCCAACTCATAAGAGCGAGCTGCTGGATCCCGTAGAAGTCATTGACGCCGGTCGCATCGCACGACTTCTTTCGCTTGGCCCATAGGTCAAACTCTGCCTCGGTCCTTCTTTGCCAGTCCTTGGCCGCTTCCGGACTTAGTCCCAGGAGCTCAGTGTTCGGACGTGCCTGGAGTTTTAAGCCGCACCCGATCACGTTTGTTCTGTTTGTCTTGATCGCACTCGTGGCAATAGGAGCGGCCATGTATAGCATCCTGGCCCGTTGCCGGAGTGTGTAGTTGTTTTCGTCGATGTCCTGGTGTGCTCCGGAACTGTATGCCAGGAAGCTCTTGAGAGCTTTCTTGTTCCAGCTTGCTCCGGCGTCACTATAACCCGAAGCGGATGCCCTTGGAGCTTTGCCACCGGTTCGCTTTACCTCGACGTTGTTTGTTTGTTCCATATTTCCCCTCCTTTACCAGTCGCGCGGGATCACGCCGACCGCCTTGCGTGGAGTCTTGCACTCCAGCGCGGAGATCTCTGCCTCAATCTCTTTGATCGCCGTCCTCACTTGGGCGAGGTCGGTGTTGTACCTGGTAGCGTTTCTGGATCCTACGCCGTAGGACTGGACGCCTCCGGTGAGCATTTCCTTCTCGCGGCCTTTGTAGAGCTCGAGCCTCTCCTGGAGGTCTTTGATTTTCTCTTGCTTTGTCATGTGTGCCTCCTTACCATTCGCCGTCGTATATGTCACGGCGCTTGTTGTGTCTTTTTGGTGGTTCCGGTTTTGGTTTGGGTTCTTCCAGGCCTTTGAGCCTTCGCTCAATCGCATCCAGATCCGGATCGACGATACGGTACCCGGCCAGTGCATAATTGCGAAGGTCGAGTGGCTCGTTTCTTTCGTGACCTGGCAGCTTTTTCCACGTCACTTTGTCGCGGCCGTTTGATCTTGTGAGTACCGGTGTCTCGGATAATAGGCCGTTAAAGTAGCCCGCGTCGTAGCCTCGGTCGTCATTGTCAGGGAAGTGGCAATACTTGGTGCCACCAGGTTCCTGGACTTCCAAGGCGTTGTATATCATCGTTTTTCCGGCGTCAACTCCGATAGTGTAGAGCCAGCAGCGCACGCGCTTGTTGTCCCGGATTGGCACCTTGCTCGGCGGGTTAATGTATGGAATACCCTCGCCGCCTTTTCCTTTGATTGCGAACACATGCTTCGCGAGACGGGCGCGGCATTGTTCGTATACCTCCTGGGTGAAGTGACCGCCAGAGTCGACGCATGTGATCGAGATCTTGAGGCCTTTGCCGCTTGCGTATGTGTACGTGTGATCAATCAGGTCGTCGAGACGGTCCCACGGTTCTTGGGTGTCTGGCCGGCCCATAATGTACCCGCGCTTGATCCCCCAGGTCTCGCCACCGTGTCCGTGGCCTACGACCTCGTACTCGAGACGGTTGTCCTGAGTGTCTACGCCGCAAGTCAGGACCAGAACTCCGTCCGGAAGCTCTGCGTCGTAGTGTTCGCGCCGGCCTAGCATTTCGTCGTCGTCCACGACTGCAGTGCGGTCCTCCCACAATTCCCCGAGGAGAGTGTTGCAGACTACCTTGAGCCGTTCCGGATCCCCTTGAGCATCCAGGAACTTGACGACGATCTTGCTCCATGGAGTCCATGGAGAAGCGAAGGCCGATAGCCAGAACGATCTCACGCCGTTCTCGTATGCCTCCGGGTTGGTTGCGATCCACTTGGCCGGCTGCTTTCGCATTTCGGACTCTGTGCTAATACACCCGCACTCGGGGCACACATAATTGATGGCGCCGACGACCTTATTGGCCATGCGCCCGTTTGGTGCTTTTATTTTTTTATGTTGGAAGCGGATCCGCCCGAAGGTGATCTCGCTGTATTCCCCACAATGAGGGCAGCGGTGGCACCATCGCTCCTGAGTTCCCTGGTAGTAGCTCGTCTCGATGTTGCTGCGTCCTTTTATTGTTGGAGTTGATACCTCCACGGCCTTCGCGTTGTAGAAGGTCGCCTGGCGTGCTTCGGCAAGAGCCCAGGGATCACCTTCGCTGCCAGCCGATATAGCCCAGCGATCTCGCTCGTCTCCGAGGATGTACCTGGCCGGGGTGGATGCCAGGGCGCTGGCACTGTTCGATCCAGTGATGGTGAGCATGCCGCCAGGGAAGGACTTCTGGAGCACAGTGCTCGTTGTGTCTTTTCCTCTGATCTCTGTCACCTTCTGGCGTAGTACCTTTGAGTCTCTGACCATCGGGGAGATCCTCAAGCGGGAGAACTTTCGAGCATCTTCGAGAGAAGGCTGCACGAATAGGATGGAGCCAGGATCCTGGTCCATAATGTACCCGATTATGTTGAGCTCCAGCTCAGACTTGCCGACCTGGGAAGCTGCGACCATGACGATCTTCCTGACTTTCGGATCCGTGAACGCTTTCATCGGTTCGGCCAGGTATGGTGTCCTCTTGGTTCTCCATGGTCCGGCCTCTGCCGAGTTCTCAGGGGAGAGGCGCCGGTATTTGTCAGCCCACTCGTCGACGGTTAGGTTCTCCGGCGGTTTGAAGTGTACCACCTCTGGAGCGATCGCGGCGTTGAGAGCTGCCGCGGCCTTTTTAGTCGTCTTGCTCATCGGTGATCACCTCGCTCCAGCCTTCTCGGTCGCGCACGCGCTTCGCGTAGGCGTCCGGGTTGTACTCATACTGCGAGAGCTCCTCCAGGATCGCGTAACATTCGCGCCGGATTATCTCGGAGCACTCTGGCGCCGTGTTCACGTCTGCCACATCCACGGCCAGGCGGCCGGGTAGGGCGATGATCATGCTCCTGATTGCGTACACCAGGTCAGAAGTCATGGCGGCCACGTCCTCCGATCGGTGCATCCTTCCTTTGAGCTCGTCAAGTTGAAGCTGAGCGATCTCGGCCTTTGCGGTCTTGAGATCGGCCTCGGCTTTTTCCTTGGCCGCTGTGTTTTCGTTGTTCTTTTGTTCTCGACCGTTCGCCTTGTCGCTCAGGTGTTTGATGTACGCCTGGATCGTAGGCAATAGGTCGTACTGGTTGGCGCCCTTGACCTTGACGGCTTGGATCACGCCTTCCTTTGTTAGCTGCTGGATCCTCCTGGTTGTGAGCCCGAATAGCTTGGCGATCACATCGGTGCTCTGGAGGTTCTGCTTCGCCTCAGCCATGTGACCACCTCCTTGGAATTTGGCCGGAGGGATCTGGTCGCTCCGACGAAACGAAACGCCGGAAAATTTCCCAGCAAAAAATTTTCAGATTTTGGGCTCGCCAGCACCGCAGCCGTTTTGGGCGCCTGGAAGGACCCGTGGAGCGCGTCGCTTCGCGTTTGAACCTTCGAGTCGTCTTGCGCGTTGTTCTCGAGGACGACGCGTGGGGCGCGGCCCTGGTGTGTGGCTCCCGGCGTGTGGCTCGTGGCCGTCCGGTCGTGCCCGGTGGAGTGGAGTGGAGCGTCAGCCCTTCCCCATGCGCGAGGCGTGGTACTCGAGACGCTTCGGCAGCTCCTCGTTGATCTTGTCTTGGATGGCAGTAGCCACCTTCTCGTTTGTGATCATCTGTGGCACGCTGGTCGTCTTGATGCTGACGATGTCGGAGCGTTCTTCTCCTCGTCTCTGGAATGGTATGTAGCCGTCGCCTCTGTTGGTCGCCAGGAACGGGGCCGGTGCGTACTTGCCGGAGAGCTCTGCCTTCTGTCCTTTGTGAATTTCCACGGTGATGGTCTGAGCTTTCAGCGGCGCGGCCATTACGACCTCGCTTGCTGAGCTGGTTCCTTCTCCTGGAATGAGTCGAGGCTTCTGTCTCACGGTGCTCGGTTTCTTCGGCGACATTTTGAAGTGTGTCGGCGTCAGGCTTCGGCCCTCGAACACGAGCTGGATGTTGTCGATCTGTGTGCCCTCGACCTTTATGCTCCCGGCTTTCTTTGCTCCGGTCATGGCGTCCTTGACTTCTTTTTTCTTGATGGTGTACTCGTCTGTCACGGCCTGAGATACCCAGCCAGGGGCTCGGCTTTTGAAGTCGGAGACGGTCCGGCTCAGTGCTTTCTCAGCGTCCTTGTTCATCGCCTTGAGGTTCTTGATCAGTTCCGCGTGGTTCTTGATGGCCACGCTCATGGATCCTTGTGCCATGTCGTTCCTCCTTCCTGATTGCAATAAAAAGAGGAGTGCCCTCGTGAGCTCTCCTCGTTTCTGTCAGTGTATATAATACGGCGGTTGTTTGGCCGGTGCGTTCCAGCTTTATCCGTCTTTGTCTTTTCTTATCCGGATCTATCCCTCTATGATGCCCGCGTCACTTTGCCCTTGCCGCCTTCCTTGGCTTTTATTTGTCCCGGTGATACATTGGAAGGGTACGACATTTTTTGACGCTCTACGAGGCTTCTGGCGCTTCGATCTCTGCCAGGTGTGCCAGCGCCTCACCGTGTTTATTGTATGCCCGCTTTAGGTACCCGCTGGTGTTCCTCTTGTAGTCTTTCTTCTTGTGGTACTGGATCCAGGCTACGTCCACCCAGTCCTCGGCGTCGATGTATCTCAGGCGAAGGATGCACCGCTCCTCGGCGTTGTCTAGTTGTTTGATAATGGCGTCGATCTTTCCCTCGTCGTATCGGATCACTTTCAATAGGTGCGCGATGTTTTCCTCGAGCTCGATCTTCCTGGCCACCTGGAGAGCCATCGGATCGCTTTCCGGTGTCCCTCCTGGCATGCCGTCGTATGTCTGAGCCTTTGGCGCTGTCATGGATGCCGTCAGTCTTTCCAGGCGCTCGCATTGGTTCTCGTACTCCCTGATTAGATCGACGTGAGCCTGGAGCCTCTCTTTGATCACCTCTGTCGGTTTTTTCTGCTGTTCGGTTGTTCCTTGCTCTTGCATCCTTTGGTTCTCCTTTTACTCTATGCCATCGAGTAGGGCGTCCCACTCAGATCTTGGCACTTCTTTTCCTTTTCTGATTAGTAACACGCCTCCGATGTCCCCGGTGTCTTTGGCGTACCTTCTGACGATCACGTCCGTGTACCCTTCGGTCAGCTCCATGAGGTAGGCTGTTTGTCCTTGGTGTTCGGCCGCGATCAGTGTGGTCCCGCTGCCTCCGAATAGGTCAACGACTCCGTTGGCCCACGCCGTGTTGTCTAGCAGCTTCTCGATCAGCTCGACCGGTTTCTGTGTTGGGTGTAGCTCGTTGCCCGACCTTGCGACCTGGATCACGTTGCCGTATCCTTTGTGGTTATCCCACTTTGGCTTTGTCTTTAGCCCGAACATACAGAGCTCGTGCTGTGCGCGCCATCCGAAGCCCATGCCTGGCGTCTGTTTATCCCAGACGATCATGCTCTTGACTCCGAGGCCGGAGCTCTCAACCAGGTCGTAGAGGTACACCCACATCCTCCAGTCGGTGAAAATATAGGCCACCAGTGCCGTCGAGTTCTGCAGCATGTTCTTCATCAATGCCTGGTACCCGCGTGTGCTGAATGTATCGTTTGCGATCTTTACGTCGATCTCTTTGCCGGTCGAGTCGTATCTCTTCGTACCGATCGAGCCCTCTGATCTCTTTGACTCCTGGAAGCCTCCGCTACAGTATGGTGGATCAGTGACCAGGATCTCCGGTGCGGCTCCGTCCAGGAGCGTCGCGACGTCTTTCTCGCTCGTAGAGTCTCCGCACATTACACGGTGGCGTCCCAGGATCCACACGTCGCCCCTCTGGCTTGTTGGTGCCTCAGGCGGTTCCTCGGCAGCAGTTTCCTCGCGCTCTGTGTCGAGCTCCTGGTGGAGCGCCTCGCTCAGTGATGTGACTAGCTTCTCGACTTCCTCGTCGGTGTACCCGGTCTGGTCCAGGTCAATCTCTCCGGTGTCGATTTCTGCGAACACGTCGGCGAGCATCTTCTGGTCGATCTCTGAGAGCTCCGCGATCCTATTGTCCGCGATCAGGTCAGCATACTCCTCGGCCTCGCTTGCGTAGTCCTGATAGTCGACCGGCGCTTGCTCCATGTTCCCGAGCTGTGCGGCCATGAGTCGGCCGTGGCCTTTTACTATGTACCCGGATCTTGTGCTCACCGTGATCGGCTGCCTCCAGCCTCCGTTCTTGATGATCTTGGCCAGGAGCCTGATCTGGTCGTCTGGGTGCTTGTTAGGGTTCGCTGGGTTCGGTATCAGCTTTATGATGTCAACGATCTCGTCGTGTGCGCAATATACCGGGATGTCTCCGGCCATTCCTTTCGGTTTTACTTCCTTGTCTTTGCTCATTGTCTGTGTGTCCTCCTTTGGTTTCTTTCTTCTTTGAAGCGATCGCGTGTAATCGCATCCCACTCGATCCGCTGGCCGCACCAGTGGCACCATGAGTCTGGCACCCGGATCCATCTGCCGCATGTAGGGCAGCAGTACCCGAAGTCGTCCTTTTTAATTGCCAGGGCCGGCGTCTCATACCTGGCCGTCATTCTTGCGGCGCTCTGGCACGCTGCATCGTAGTCGCTTATGATGTCGCATGCCTCGGCGACTGCTGCCGCCTGATCACCTTCGAGCCCCTCGATGGCTTCCAGGACCTTGATGATCTTGCTATACTCAGCCGTCAATAGCGGATGCCTCTGCCTTCTCTGTCTATCTTCTCTGCCTTCTCTCTATATTCTTTGGTCATCTTTGCGAGAGGGCAGTGGCCGCACACTTCCTCGGTCGGGTTTTCCGACTCTGGTTCCGGGCACGTTGCCATTATCAGACTGCAGAAGCCCGGGCCCTTTTTGCCTTCTTTTTGCCTCTGGAGTCCGACCAGGTTCCTGAGCTTGTTGGCCTGGTCCTTCCTGGCTGGGTTGTCCGGATGCCCTGGCATGTACTTCGGATCCATGTCGAGCACTTTGGCGATGTTTATGATCTCTGGGCCTCTCGGTATTCGTTTTCCCTCGGCGTATCTTCTCAGCGCCGTCGGTGTTACGTGTGAGCGCTCTGCAATTTCCTCAAGAGAGAGTGGTGAGGCTTCGATTGCCTCGGCTAGTTTTTCGTGTGCTTTCATGTTGTTCCTCCTTCTTTCTTTACTCGTTCTGCAGCTATGTCGGCCTCGTTTCTGCTTAATTCGTAGCCGCAAAATGAGAACATCCCGCGGGCCGCGTGGTCAAAAATTATTTTGTGCTCATTGGTTTCCATCTGTTTCGCCTTCCTTTCCGTATTCAAGTTCTACGCCTTCCAGGACCTTGATCACGCCGGCCATGTAGGCCACGCGGAACGGTTCAAGCTCCGTCTGTTTGATGTGCTTGTGTCCGTATATCTTTTCCATGTCTCTCCATACTTCCCAGGGGATCCGGTAGAAGTCCTGGAGCCCGACGCTCACAACGACAAAAGCAGCGGCGCCGAGCTGGTAGTGTGTCTCTAGGGCCTTGATCTGTTCTTCGGTGAGTCTGCTGGCTTCGATTCTGTCTCCGTCTGTGTGTTTTGCCTCGAATACGATCGAGCGACCTCCGGTGAGTGTTCCTTTGAAGTCCGGCTGTCCGCTTTTCGTGTAGCATGCCTCGAAGCGTCCGGCTCCTATTGGCTGGATCGGTTTCATCGGTTCCGGTGTCTTTTCTATGTATGCCAGGTTTAGATCTCGGTAGAAGTCGAGAGAAGCCTGGAGCATGCTCTCGAAGTGTTCCCCGGCAATCCTTGACTGTCTGCCTTTTATCCTTCTTTCATAGTTGGCCATCTTTCCGATGACCTCGCTTGCTGTCGGATCCGGGTAGCCTTCCCGGCTTTTCCCTTTTGCTGCCATGTAGTACCTCCTTGATCTTGTACCTGAGGACCTGGGCGATCTGGCTCAAGTACGGGTGTTTTTGCTTATATCCCATGCGAGCCTCCTATGTTGCCGGCATTAGCGTCGGAGCTGCTGCGCTGTCTGCAGCGTCTTTTGCTGTCTTCGGTCTTGTGAAGTATTCAATATCCACGATCTTGATGCCGTGGCTCTTTGCGTATTCGATTTCCCTGGCCATACCTTCGCTTGGCTCCATTACTCCCAGGCCTTCGACCGCGATGGTATCGCATAGATCCAGGAGCTCGATGCCTTTGGCCAGCCCGTAGGCTCTGCCGTCCGGATCGTGGTCGTCCATAAACAGTGGGAAGTATAAGTGTGGCGCGATTGGTATGAGCTCTGGGTGGAGTCTCGCCACGGTCCCGCAATAGTTGATTGCTCTGCGGATGTTTTCCGCTTCGCTTACCTGGCCATTCCCTCGGAACGGCGAGCATATATAAACCATGTTTTTCATGTCGTACCTCCTTAAATCACTTTGATCGTCTGTTTTCCGTCGCCTCCTGGCTGCCATACGAACCAGGAATAGCTTGTCGCGTCCGTTCCTTTTCCGGTGAAGCTCGGACGCTTGTGTAATGTGTAGAGTCCGGCCAGTTGGTTCCCTGGATCCTTCCAGAACTCGAAGCGAGCGTCTGACTCTAGGAAGGCCGTGCGGAGTAGAAAGATCACCATGCCGCCAGGCTTTACGAGCTCGAGGTTCCTCTTTACGAAGGCCATGGCCTCCGAGAATGGCGGGTTGCCTATGATCAGGTCGTATGGTTCGAGCTTGGCCGTCATGTAGTCGCCGATGATCACACGGTCGGCCAGCGGCTCCAGGTGTTCGCGTTCCTCCTCGCGTATCTCAAGTGCGTCGATGTGCATGCCTTTGTATCTTCTCAGTGCTTTGACTATGTTTCCGGATCCGGCGCCTGGCTCAAGTACGCGCCATCCCCCCCTCAGAGGGAGAGCGTCGAGGAGTGCGTTGATCGCGTCGTCTGGCGTAGGGTAGAAGTCGTTGTCCCTTCTTTTGGTTCCTCTGTTTGTTGCGCTCATGCTTGTTTCCTCCGTTTCTTCCTGCTTCTGGTTGCAACCTTTAGGGCGGCAATAGCAACGCCGACCTCTGTGATCTCTGCGTGTTCGCTCCTAAGATCGCTCCGGTTGAGTTCCAGATTGATCTCATTGTCAACCAGTACAAGATTGTTGATGTCGCAGTTGTCTTTGTTTCCATCCAGGAAAGAGACCATTTTCCCCTCGGGGATTGGTCCGTTGTGTTCTTCCCAGACAAGTCGATGAAGAAAAGCCCAGCGCTCGCGCTGTATTCCATCTTCCTGTACCTTTTTGATCAGGTAGCCGTCCGTTGTTCTGGAAATGTCGCCGACTTTCATGTGATTGGCTGGGATGTTTCCCTTTTTGAACATTGTCGGTCGGGCTTTCTCATATTGTTCCGGTGTCATGGGCTTGCCTTTGTTCGGTGGTTCCTGACCTTTTACAAATCGGCAATCGACGCCACTCTGGATGTCGTGGTTTATCTTGTATGCCCGGCATTGCCTGGCAGTGAACTCGATCCCGAAGTGCTCGGAGACCATCCTGGCAATCTCGTCCGTCTTTCTTCCTGCCGCAACACTTCGCACATAAGCCTCCATACCTTCCGGGTAGAGGAGAGAGCTGCCTTTCGGCAGTCCTCCAGGTGTCCCGCTTTTAATATGGAGCCGGTTCTTTGCTCCTTTGACCATATTCTCCGTGAATGTCATGCCGTAGCGCTTGTCGAAGCCCTGGCGGTTGATCAACTCAGTGACTTCTCGGGTTGTTCTTCCTGGTACATTCTCGGCGAGCCAGTCGTTGACTTCCTGAGGCCATGGTTTTCTCATTTATCAGACACCTCCAGCTCAGGTACCATCGAGTTGATCAGGTGCTTGCCGCTGTTGTTGTATCCGTACTCGTCAGCGTACTGCAGAGCCTTGAGCTGCACCTCGGCGTTGTTGATGATAGTGCTTGCGACTTTCGTCACGGCTTCGGACCTTTTGATTTCTTTCTCGAGTTCCTCGTCTGTGAGATCGTCGTCGTTGATACGTTCCAAACTCTCAAAAAGATAGTTGTTGAGGTCCTGGAGTGAATTTTTCATGTCTGGCACCTCCTATCTGTCAAGCAGCTTCTCGATCAGCTGGTCGTACAAGAGCTTGTAATTCGGCTGGTTTTTCAGTTCGGCAAGTTCGGCGGTTACTGCTGCCAGTTTTGCCTCTGTTTCGGTCAACTGCTGCTGCATAGTTTCCAGATCTTCCGGCTGGTACCCCCCCCCGCGAGGTTTTTGACTGCATCCAGTCAAGTCCGAGCGATATGGAGAGGGCGATGTCAAGCTCCTGGAGCTCTCTGTCTGTCAATTCTCCGATATAGGTGTCGAGTCGTTCTGTGCTTACTGAGTAAATCTGTTCGCAGAGCACGGTGGACGGTCTGAGCGAAGATCTGATGAACACATGAGTCGGGAGGTCGTTCTTTGGCTGCGTAGTCATGTAAACGACTTCGACCGTTGTGCTGTTTTCGTTGTTTTTGTCATTTGATACGATCACCGCAGGGCGACCGGCACGCTGTTCGCTGCCGATTTCCTGGTGATTGCTTTCGATATAGTAAATTTGTCCTCTTTTCATGTTTGACCTCCTTTGAGTTGTGGGCTCTGGTTTATTTTTCTTTTACGGCGTAGAGCTCGTGGGTTCCGTCAAGTATCTGCTTTTCGGCCTCCTCGGTGATAGAGAAGCCATACGGTACCAGTGCGCGGATCACCATCTTGAATGTTCCGGCTTTTTCCTGGTTGTAGTAACCTTGCCAGTCGACAAGATCGATACCCTTGAGAGAGTCGGGCAGAAGCGCGAGCATCTGCAGGCTGATCTGTGTGTTTTTCATAATCTGCATGGTTGCCTCTCGTTCCTCTTTGCTTACCTGGTACTTTTCCTTGCCAGATATAAAAGAGACGAGGGCACTCTCTGAGATATATGTGCCGGTTGCCAGCATCGCCTCCCAGATTGTCCGGAGGAGCTCGTCCGTTTCCTTGAGTGGCTCAATTTTTCCAGAGAGCAAATTGTTGACAAAATCTGTGACCTTGCTGACGATCTCCTTGGTTGACCTTTTGATTTCTTTGATCTTTTTCTCACGATCTTTTTGCTCCAGCTCGGCCTTACTTGGTGTTTTTGCCTTTTTCGGTGTTTTTTTGAGGATCTTTATGGTTCTAAATTCACGGTAGTAGAAAAGCTCGCCATCGTCGCCAATCCTGAGGCGTTCCGGGGCTTTTTCTTCGAGCGATATGTCTTTGACCTCTGTGTATGTATTGTCCCAGCGGTGGTTTGCGTAGTCACTGGCCAGTTTAATTCCTCGCTTTTCTGCCAGTTCTATGACTTTCTTTGCAACGGCGTCCATTGCCTCCTGCTTGGCCGCCTGGATGGCTCTGCTCGCCAGATCCCTGGAGTCTCTTGAGTCTCGAAGGACTTCGTTGCGCATCTTGATGTCTTTGATTTTCTCCAGTTCGTACAGATCCTTGAATGAGAGCTGGAAACTCTCGTCCTTGTCGATCCTCTGCATGACGCGCTTGTCGAGCTTGGCAATGTTCAGACGGTGGCGGATCGTGGTGCGGCCGAAGCCGGTCTTTTGTGAGATTGTCTCCTCGGTTTCTCCGAGGTCGAGCATCATCTGGAAGCTCTGAGCCTGCTCATATATGCTCAGGTCATTGCGCTGCATGTTTTCCTCGAGCATGATGCCGATCTGGTCGCTTCGGCCGATGTTACTGACGATGCGGCACGGAACACTCTCAAGCCCTGCCTTTTTGGCTGCTGCCAGTCGTCTGTGTCCGATCAAAACACGGAAGTCGCTGTATAGTGCAATGTTTCCGGCGTCCGCCTGCTCCTCTGGATCCCTTTCGTTACCGATCGGGATGACTGTTAAGTTCTGCATGATGCCGTTTTTCTTGATACTCTCAACCAGCTCCGTGAGGTCTCCGAGATCCTTGCGCGGATTGTCTGGGTGAGGGTAGAGGTTCGACACCTTGATCATTATCGCGGTGTCTTTGGTTGTTCTGGTTGTTTCTGTCATGGTCTGTTCCTCCTTTGGTTGATTGTGGGCTCCTTGTATGTATTCCAGGAGAGCAGTGCGCTCTCCCGGATGTTTCCGGCATTTATGTCGGGATCATATTATGCGATGATGGTGATTTGTTCGCGGTTCTCAATACCTTCGAGAGCATCCTCCAGGTATTTCTTGATGTTGTCGACTGCCTCGGCCTTCCAGAGACCGCCATCTGCTGCCACCAGCTTGAATACCGGCTCGCCTCCGCGTCCTTCGCTGATGCGGAACACGAAGTCACTGGCAGGCTGCTCAACCTCCAGGAATGTGCGGTACGGTACGAGGTGCACCGGGTTCGGCACGAGCGCAGCCTGCTTTGTTGTGATGCCAGTCTTGATGACTGCCTGCTGTGTGATGCCGTCGTCAGAGTATTCCTGCTGCTGATTGTTCACGATGTTGCTGGCAAGCATCGCGACAGCTTCGCGGTCTCCGTTGTTCTGGAAGCACGACTGCAGGGAGACGATGAAGCTCTCCTGGTCGTACTGCTGACCGAACTCGAAGCGAGGGAGCAGGGCATTGACCACAAAAAGCTCCTCACGGTCGCGCTCGTCAATCAACCCAGAGTACATTCTGACCTCTGTTGCGCTCACGACCTGGATGATCATGTGCTCTCTGAGCTCGTAGCGTTGCTGCTTGATGTAGTCGACCAGGGATGTGAGGGTGGTGGCTTTGATAGGATCCGCCATGTCTGCCTTGTCGTATCTGGTCATGTTCTTGGTGCAGTATGTTCTGCCATTGATTTCTAAAACTTCCGGTTTTTCTGCCTGGACTGCCAGGTTTGTGATATAAGCGATTGCCTCTTTGATCATATTCTTTTCCTCCTTATGCCTGCTTTGCCATTGCGATCACTTTGCCGCCTTTGCCATTCTCGAAGATCTCGCCGGTTTCCGGATCAAAGTCTGGTTCCGGCTTTTCCTCAGGTGTCTCTGCCTCTGGTGACTGCTGCCCGCGTTTTCTTAAATCGAGCGGCTCGCCAGCTGCGGCCTCTGCGTCGCCAGTAGCCTGCTGTGCGGCGATCATCTTGTCTGCGGTTTCCATGATTTCCTCACCGGCTTTCTTGCCTTCCTCGAGGATCTCATTGATCGACATCTGCCCGCGGATCTGTCCGTCGTACTCACCGATCTCAAGCTGGCCGGTTCTCATATTCATTCCCATGACCATCTGGGTGTCGACCGCCTCGGTTGCGGCAAGAGTAGTAGTGACGCCGATCTGCGTGTTTACCAGCTGTCTGGTCTTGTTTGGTGCGAAAGTCATCGTGATGGTGATCTTTCTCTTTTTGGTCGCCTCTGTGTTCTGGTTCTGGATGTTCTCGCCCACCTGGACGAATGCCTCGTTAATCTTTTCAGCGAAGGCTCCGCCTGCCAGAGTGTTGAGGTCGACGCTGCTTTTTACTGCTTGTTTCTTGCTCATATGTTTCCTCCTTTATCTCCAGGATCTTTCTGATCCGTGGGTGCTTTTCTATCCTCCAGGAGCGAAGGCTCCATGGTTTCGGTGTTAATTGCCAGCGGTTGCATCCCGCTCAGCCGTCTGTATATGTTTTCGTGCTCGATGCGTCGCGCCCGAGCTATCTCCAGCGACTTCCTGGCGTCTCCCGCTGCCGATCTGTCCTCTATGGCCTCGATCTGCTTCCTGAGAGTAGGGGAGAGCTGCGCCTTCTGGCGTTCTCGCTCATATACTGGTTTGTATTGGTCCATGAAGGCCACACGGTCAAGTCCAGGTTTTCCGCCTCTGTATGCCTGGCGGTGCATTTCGATCAGCGTCGTCCATCCGATCGACTCGACGGCCCGGCGTATCATTTCCGGCATGTCCGCCAGAGCCGCCTCGCCTCCGAACTCACCGTGGCCGGCGATCAGGTCGTTCACCAGTAGCCACGCCTGATCCGGTGGTAGTAGGTCCGGGTTGGATGCCCTGGCCATGAGCTCGCGGATCTCTGCGATGCTTGGTGGCCACTTGCTCGTCTGTATGTGTTGGTTGGTCGCTATTGCCACGAGCTCGACCGGATCGTCTGCAAATTGCGTGGCCCAGAGGGCGATTGTGTCCTCTATGGCCTCAATGCTGTCGAAGCGTGTCGCGTTCGGGTATGCTCTGACGATCACCATGACCAGCTCGGTCGCGTTCTTTTCTGTCATGTTATCCCTCCTCGAACGATGCCAGCTTCTCCTTGAGGTATCTGCCGGCATCAAATTTCTGGCCTGATCCTTGTGGTGTGGTTGATCCGGATGCTGCTGCCGGTTCCAGTTCATCGTCCCAGCGCCCTTGGTTCAGCCATGTGGCCGGGTTTGGTATGTACTGGCCGTTGTTCCTGGTCCATTGTGCTGAGTTCTTTGCCTTCTGGACTGCTGCCAGGATCCGATCAAACAACTCGGCGTTTGGTTTGATCCGCTTCCAGGAGTTTTTCGCTGCTTGCTTCCCGACTTTCTTCGGGTAGAGCTTCCAGAACTCGTGGAAGCGGCGATCCTGGAGCGGTTCTTTCTTCTCGTTGTCACCATCCGGCCCGGCCGGTGGTGTTATATTTGTATCAGTATCATTGTCATTGTCATTATCATTATCATTGTCATTATCATTATCATTATCATTATGCTGACGGTTGCCTGCGTTCGTTTGCGTTCGCTGGCGTTCGCTTGCGTTCGCTTGCGATTGCTTCCGACGCTCTGCGGCCTCGATAGCTGTCTTGCGGTTCTTCTCACATTTTTCCTCGTATGCCTGGCGATCGCGGTCGAGCTGGGCCCTTATGAATGAATAGGCCATAGCGACCGCTGTGCCAGGTGCAAGAGTGGGCTCCGGCTTGTCAGGATCCATGTGGTCGAATATCGCACGGAATAGGATGCCGCAATCGGCGTCCGTTAGCTGCTCGAGGTGCTCAGCGTAGTCCATATAGAGCACAAAACTCTTTTTGTCTGCCATTTTGTAGCACCTCCCTTGTATTGCTTAGTTGAACAGCAGTTCCTCGGCGATGTCGTCCGGTATATTCATAAAGTCGTCGGCGTCTACCGGTCCAGCGGGAGTGGGCTGGCTATTTCCGGTGTGGCTCTGGTTTGCCGCTTTGCTTTCTGCGAACTCCTGAGACTCGATGATCACGTCCAGGGTGTAGACTTTGTTGCCGTCCTTGTTGGTATAGCTGCCGCTTTGCAAGTGGCCCTCAATCACGATCTTCATGCCTTGGGCCAGATACTTCTCGGCGAACTCTGCCAGCTTGCCGAAGGCCACGCAAGGTATGAAGTCGGTCGACTGCTGGTTGTCGCTGTTTCTGCTTTGTCTACGATCGACGGCGAGAGTGTACCTGGCGATCGCCATCGGCTCAGCTCCTTGTGTGTATCTTATTTCTGGATTTCTGGTGAGTCGTCCCACCTCAATTACTTTATTCATGCGCTTTTCTCCATTCTTCCATTGTGTAGTAGTTAGGTTTTGGCGGTAGGATGATCTCGCGTTCTTTTTTCTCTTGTGTTACCTTCGAGATCCCCCAGGGCAAAACGGGCAGTCTGGCTTTTCTCACGTTTATGAGGTCCTGGATCTGCTGCTGGATTGGTTTTGCTGGTTTGTGGCTCATGCTGGGCCTCCTTCCTGGTTGCTTGCCTGGCTTGCTGCCTGGCGGTCGAGAGCTGCGCAAGTGTCGTCATATTGCTTGCGGCTCATAGCTCCCGGATCGCTTACGTTGAATTTTTTGAGGATCCAGGCGTCAACGTCTGCCGGAGTCACCCCGGTAGCTTCACCCTTCTTGTACATGCGGTTGAGTTGGGCCTCTGTAAGCCGTTTTTGGTCCCCTCCGCTTGATCCCGCTGCCTGGTGATTGCCGGCGCTTCTGTACCCTCCGGTGTATTCTGTTTCAGCATCCAGAGGCCGCGTGTTGTCCTTGTTGTCCGGATCATCCTGGCCCTGGTCGATGCCGAGGAGCTCGAAAAAGTAGTATTTTAAGCAATAGGTGAAGGCGGAGCCTTTTGCCTTGTCTGGTCCGGCGTCATTGGTTCCCAGGGCGTGAAGCATGACGCTCATACGATCCTCTGGGTTGTCGATGTTGATCCATTCCATGACCAGGTCGCCCTCGTAGATCCACACCATGCGCTCACCGTTTTTGGTGTGCTGGATGTAGTTGGTGTAGAATACCGGGTCCCCATTGTCTGCGTGCCTTGTTGCCGCCTCCTCGTTTATGGATAGCAGCACACCGAGCTCATTCATGGCCGGAGTGAGGTGCTCGTAAATGTCGTCCAGGTTGATATATGCGTACTTTACGCCGTCACTTTTCTGGCTCTTTGGGATCCTTGGGATCCTTTTCTTAATTTCCACGAGCTTGGCCACCAGAGGGAGAGAGCGGAGGTCCTTCGCCGGAGCCTCTGCCTTCTTTTCTGTGGCTGTTGCCTTTGTCGTGGTTTCTTTTGTGCCGGTCTTGGCCGGTGCGGTCTTTGTCGTAGCTGCTGCCATGTTATCCCTCCTTTATAGCTTGATGTCGAACGTGTCTGGCTTTTCCTCGACGGGGATGCACTCGACCATTTCGCCGGTATCTGTCAGGATCGCGTTGCCGTCCTGGAATGTGAGGAGCTTTTTGAACTCGCCCCACTTTGGCTCCTGGGTGGTCTTTATATAGTCGTCCATGCCTTCCGCTGCCAGGTAGTCCAGAAGCTCGTCCTTGTCATATTTCTGAGTGACTCCGCCTTTCTTGAGGACCAGCGTGCCGCTCAAGAGCTTGTTTTTCCTTGTAAAATGTTAAGGCACCATGCTCGAAAAGCCGATCGAGGTGCGTGTTGTGCCATGTTTCTCCGTCTGTGGTTGTCTCGAAGTATAGAGCGCCCTGGCTTTCGTCCCATCCAGACATAACCAGATCGAGAGCCTCCCAGCAGTCGGCGTCCGGTTCCACCCGGTCGTACCTTCCGTTCTGGTATGGTGTGAAGGCGTTTCGCTGCGTGATCACTCCCTCGATGGTGTCTGGGAACCCGTCGCTCCAGACTCGGTTGAGAATGACCAGGATCACGAGGGCCTTGCACTCTGTGTCCTCGCTCTCAGCTTCGGCCATGGCCATCTTGGCCAGTATGTAGGACTCGTCTGCATCCCAGTCCATAGATCCGATCAACCTCGTTGTCGTTTCCTCTGTCGCGATCTCGATCTGAGTTGTTTGCTTCTCTGTCGTTGTTGGTTCCGGCGTTTCCACCGTCGTCTGAGGATCCCGGTCTTTTCTTCCGATGCTGGCCAGTTTAGATATGCCAGCCACCAGGCCAGTGATAATAGCGACGACGATTAGGATCCGGATCGTGTACGCGATAGGGTATCGCTTCGCGATCCTTCTTTGCCTCTTGAAAAATCTCTTGATTTTTGTTATCATTGTTGTGGACTTCCTCTGAGTTGTGGGCTCCGGGAATGATCCACGGCGTCGGTCATTTTGGCCGGCGCCACTTTTTATGCCTTGCCGGCGTAGCGTTTTTGCTTCCATGCTTCGTACTCCTTTTGTGTGTTATTGTCTGCGAAGGCTCTGCGGACCGCGTCAGCCAGCGATCTGTACAGCACGGCGCTCACTGGCTCCGGCATCTTTTCTGGTTGTATCTTTACTGTCTGCATGCTTTTCCTCCTTTTTCTCCTGATCCTGGCAGTCGCAATGCTCCCCAGGATCCAGGGCGCTCCCACAATACGGGCAAGCGTAAAACTTGTCGTATCTCAATTTTTTCCACCTCCTTTTTGTGCTTTAATTGCCTTTTTTAGCAGTTGGTTCCTCCATTTTTTCCGGACTCTTGGCCTCCCGTGCTTGTATAGGTGCCATTGTCTCGGTGTGGCCACACTGTGGATGATCTCGTCCTCATATTCTGGCCAGGCGTTCCGGATAACGTCCACGATGTTCCTGAACGTGTCGACGATCGCATCCACGACCGGTCTCAAAGAGTCGGCGAGAGCTTTCCCGAAGGCTACGATCGCATCGTTGAGCTGTTGCGCGGCTGCTGCCATCGTTCCGTCCACCGCATCAACCTCAGGAACTGCAGAGAGCTCTGCGACCTGGGTGATCGTTTCCCCGTCAATGGTGGTCTGTGTTGTTTCTTCCTTTGGTGGCATGTCGTTCCTCCTTCCTATGCGGTGGCTGCAGCAGTTCCAGGCTCCGGAGTTTTAGAAAAAAGGTAAGCGATCGTCATGCCTGGAAAGTATGCTTCCTGGATCGCGAAGGCGTCGGCGATTGTAAAGTCGCCGTTTCCGACTCCTCGCAAGTAGTCGTAAATGCTGCTTTTGCTTTTTCCAGTCGCCTGGCAGAGATCCTGGATCTCAACGCCGGTGCGGCTCATTTCTGCAATCAGGTTCGGGTATTTCGGCAAGTTCTTTGGCTTTCTCATATTGTTCCTCCTTTCTTAGTGCTCAACTATTGAGAAGCTGACGTTTGAAATTCTGTTAAGTTCCCACATGATCGCCTCGATCGTGTAGTCTGTTTCGCTATGGTCTTTGATGTCTTTGGCGATTTCTGCCAGTTTGTCAGCCTTGAAGTTCGTGCCAGCATCCTCCATGTCGAAGATGCTGTTGAGTAGGTCGCTGTACGCCTGGCAGTCGCCTCGTGTGTACCATTCTTTTGATATGCAAAGGCTCCTTACATCGTCGGCGCTCAAGTTTCTGTGTTCTGTGTATTCCATGCGGTTCCTCCTTTTTTTATTTTCCGTTCGTGTGGAATTTATGCTCTTATAATATTCCACTAGTGCGGAAATGTCAAGACGTAAAGTGAATTTTTTTCCGTTCGTGTGGAAAAGTCTTGATTTTATGGTGTTTTTCCGATATAATGGAAAATGTGAAGGAGGTGAAAAAGATGCGCGAATTGCTCGAAAAGTATCTAAAATCCAGAGGGATCAGCGTTGTGGAGTTTGCTCAGGAAGCTGAGGTTTCAAAAACAACGATTTACGATCTCTTAAAAGGTGAAAAGGATGCTACAAAAATTTATGCAAATCAGGCAATAAAAATAGCGAAGGCCATGAATATCAGCGTCGAGGAGCTGTATGGTCGCAAACTCCCGGAGTCCACACCTGAGAGGAAGCAAGAGAGCCTGACAAGCGACGAGCGTGATCTGCTGGATACCTGGCGAGGTGCTACCGATGCTGCACGAGAGTCGGCGATGATGGTGCTCCGATGCAATCCGGCGCCGGTTGTGAAAAAAGAGACGGCAATTTGATCGTCGTCGATTTCACGCGACACAAAAGAGGCCCGCGATAAAAAGCGGACTGACTTTGTGTAAATATAACGAAAGGAGGCGATTGCATGGATCAAGTTGGTGTGATCTATGCGCGTTTCTCCAGCCACGCTCAGCGTGAGGAGTCGATTGAGGACCAGCTCAGAGAGTGCCACGCCTTCGCGGAGCGCAACGGGATCCGGATCGTCGAGGAATACTGTGACCAGGCCCTCACCGGAAAAACGGACGCAAGGCCGGCGTTCCAGCGTATGGTTAGAGACTCGGCAAAGGGCCGTTTCAGCATCGTGATCACCTATAAGGTGGACCGTTTTGCCAGGAACCGGTACGACTCGGCTACATACAAGGCCAGACTCAAGAAAAACGGCGTCCGGGTGCTCTATGCAAAAGAGACGATACCAGACGGGCCGGAAGGGATCATCCTGGAGAGCGTTCTGGAAGGATATGCCGAGTATTATTCCGCGAACCTTGCGCAAAATATCACGAGAGGGCTGGAGGGAAATGCTTTGAATTGTAGGACCAACGGCGTCGTGGTTTTAGGATATAAAAAGAGTGACGACGACCATTATGAGATAGACGAGACGACCGCGCCGATCGTGCGCGAGATCTTCGAGAAGTATGCGGCCGGAGTCAAACAGATGGAGATCTGTGAGGAGCTCAATGCCAGGTGTCTCAGGACGACGCGCGGCGGGCCGTTTAATAAAAATAGTCTTGTGCGCATCCTAAAAAATCGGAAGTATATCGGCGAATACCATTACATGGACGTCACTGTACCTGGTGGCATGCCGGCTATAATATCCGTCGAGCTGTTCGAGGACGTACAGCAAAAGCTCAAGAGAGGTAGACGCGCCCCGTCGAAGGACTGGAGCCGCGCGGACTTCCTTCTCACCGGCAAGCTGTTCTGTGGAGAATGTGGCGAGCCTATGGTTGGCACTTCTGGCCATGGCCGAAGCGGCCGCAAGTATAATTATTATATATGCGGGGCGAAAAAGCGCCGCCAGGGATGCAAAAAAGAAAACGTGGCCCAGGATTGGATCGAGGAGGTTGTTCTGACGTACACGATGGAAGTCGTGCTCCAGGACGACACGATCCAGGAGATCGCCGACGGCGTGATGGACTTCCTGGCCAGAGAGGCAGCAGACGACGGCGTTCTGGTCAGCCTGGAAGCCCGGCTGGCTGAGGTCAAAACGTCGGTCAAAAATTTAATGAAGGCGATCGAGGCCGGGATCATTACGAAGGCCACGACCGAGCGCATGATGGAGCTGGAGAACGAGCGTGTTGAGCTCGAGGATGCGATTGCGATCGAGAAAATAAAAGAGCCAGAGATTGAGAGGGATCAGGTGGTTTTCTTTCTGGAGAAGTTCCGGGACGGAGATCTCAACGATCCAGCGTTCCGGTTGAGGCTTGTCGAGGCCTTTGTCTCGTCCGTGTATCTTTGGGACGACGGCCGCATCGACATCAATTACAATTATACTGGCCAGGGCTCGAAGGTTTCACTGGACCAGGCCGCCGACATCGTCTCCAAAATAGCCGGAGGAGACGGTTCGGACTTAGACTCGTCTGGTCCACTGGAACTAAACAAAATAACGTTGTGTTTACTTGAATTTTTATTAATATAATCCGACGCAACGTGTGAGCACCTACCGACAGTCAGGCTAGTGATAGTCTGGCTGTTTTATTTTTTATTTAATTATTTTATATATGTAGGAGGAATTATTTATGTTTCAATATATCTGGCCGGTTATATTAGTTGTGTTTTCAAATACTGTATATCAGGTATGTACAAAGGGAGTTCCTGAAAATATGAACCCATTTGCTTCTTTGATTATTACTTATCTTGTAGGGGCTGCAGCATCTCTTATTATGTTTTTTGTTCTGGGGAACAGTCGTAATATTTTGGCTGAATTGAAGAAAACGAATTGGATACCTTTTGTACTCGGATTAGTGATTGTAGGTCTTGAAGTCGGATTTATATATGCATATAAAGCAGGTTGGAAGATAAGTACAGCCCAGATTGTTACATCATCAATACTGGGTGTAATTCTTATTTTTGTTGGATATATAGGCTATAAAGAATCTATAACATGGAATAAAATAGTTGGTATTATTGCTGTCTCTTATACACATCTCCGAGCCCACGAGACCGTACTAGATCTC